GGAATAAAATTACTAATTTTTTTTGACATTTAATATTTTAACAAATTCTCCGTTTAGTTTAATTGTTTCGCCTACCCTGTACTTTGGTGGTTTAACGGGTTGGGGTTGTTTTTCGGCTACGGTCATAAGGCCATAGAACTGTTTAGCTTTGCTCATAAAGCTCCTCCCCTGTTAGGCTAAAGTACACGTTTTGTAACTCGTGGACGTACTCCGCCTGAGTTAAATACGAGATCGGGTTTACTTTTAGCGTGTTTAGATCCTCGCGGAAACACGCGAAGGTGTTATAATACCATAGGTACTTAGTCCCGTTAGCGGCGGTTTTTTCGTATAACCACCCGTTTGAGGTAAACCCAAACTTCAACAACCACTCTTCGGTTAGGGGGATTGGGCTTAATACAGGAAGCCAATGAAGCTGGTCAAAGTCGTTTGATAAGTCTTCTATGCAGGCATTGTTTTCTTTTATCTGAATAATCGGATATGGTTTGCCATACCACTCTACCAGATTTCCAATTCTTAATTCATTATTTTTTAACATAATCTTTTTGTTTTCATTTTATAAGTTTTAAAAGTTTATCTATTTTACTATCTACCTTGTTACTAGCCTTTACAAAGTCGGCGTACATAAGTAGCGAGGTTGTTTTTATGGCTCTGTCTTTGGGTTCGTTTACCCTTACTATTTTACTCATACGTCAAACACCCCTCCGTGGAATGGCTCTGCCGCCGCGTGTACCGATAATAGGGTTTTGTAAGTTGTTTCCGAGCCTTTGCCCTTTGCCAACTCCTCCGCCATGCTTATTAGTTTAGCCTCCTGCCGCCTTATAGCGTCTAAATTCTCATCTATGCTCTTACGCGGTGTTATTGACTTTTCAAAATCGTCTACAAAGGTAGTTACGTAATAAGCCGTTAACCCTGTCTTTGCCTCGATCTCTACTTTTTTAAACCCGTTAAGGTACATTAAAATTACGTCCTCGCGTTTTAACACAGCCTTTTCATACTCCGTTGTTTTACGGGGGTTCGTTTCTAAGCCCTTTACTATTTCTTTTATAACCCTTAAAGGTACTCTATAATAATTAGCGAGGTGTATTTTAGAGGTTCGGTTAATATACCGCTCCCGTATTTCTGCTATTGTTTCGTCTTTCATAATTCGTAGTTTGTAACGACCATTGTTTCACCATAGAAGGCCGCAGGTATCTCCCCAGTTTCTAATCCGCGTCCTTTAGCAACGTCAATCATTAATAAATTTTCTGTCCTTAGTGTCCGCCCAGCGTAATCGTAACCGTTAGGGTAAAGTTCGTAATAAGCTGGCCGCCATAGGAATAAAATTAAATCCGCGTCCTGCTCGATAGCCCCCGACTCGCGCAAATCTGCTAGCACCGCGCGTTTATCCTCCCTTTCCTCGGTCTTACGGCTTAACTGGCTTAACGCTATTACCGGGACGTTTAGCTCTTTAGCTATTACCTTTAGGGTTCTGCTTATCTCGCTTATTTCCTGCTCCCTATTCCTAGAGTTCCCCGATATTAATTGCAGGTAATCAACTACGAATAACCGTATTTTAAACTCCTTATGCATTCGGCGCATCTTATTTTTTAGCTGCGTTACGTTAACCATAGGGCTATCATCAACGTAAATAGGGGCGTTTAGTATTCCGCCGCAACCGTTCTCTAAATGCATTAGCTCCCCAGCGTTTAAGCGTTTTTGAATTATAGCCGTATTACTTAACCCTGTTTCGGTTGCGAATATCCTACCCCCTACCTCGTAATCCTCCATCTCTAAACTAATAATCGCCGTTGGAATGTTTTTAGTCATAGCTGGGTAGGTAGCGAATTTTAACGCTACGGCAGATTTACCCATACCAGGCCGCGCCGCTAATATTATTAAATTACCGTTTTGCCAACCTCCCGTACGATTATCTAAAGGCTTTATCCCAGAATCGATCCCAGTTTGTTTATTGCCAGCTAATACCTCGCGCACCTCCGCAATGGTTTCCTTATGAATTTGGCTAATATGCTTAACAGTAGTTGATTGGAACGTAGTTAATTCCGATAACTTACCCTCTATTGTTTGTATAATATCAAACCCGTCTGCCGTAGCCTCCCCAGTCATATTCTCGATCGACATAGAAAGTTTCTTTAACTCCCTTAGTAGATATTTTTGGTATAAGATAGCCGCGTAATGATCTATATTCGAGGAAGAAACAATGCGGCTCGTTAAGTTCGAAACGTAGTAACTTATCGACTCCCCGTCGAAGTCAACGACACCTAATTTTTTTAACTCGTTTATTACGGTTATTAGATCTATTTGCTTGTTTTGGTTGTTTAACGCATTTATAGCCCGATACACTAATTTATTTGCGTTATGGTACATTACGCCTTCGGTTAATGTATTTAGTGCGTTTAAAGCCCCGGTATTCGCGTCGAGGATTAAAGCCCCTAAAACGGCTCTTTCTGTTTCTATATCGTAAAGTTCGTTCATACGTCTAAATTAAATTGTTTGCGTTTCTTCGGTGTATCTTGGTTAGGAAACTTTTTAAAAGCCTTATCGTTACTAGCCCAAGTTTCTAACCTGCGTTCTAAACTCCAAGTTTTTTCAAGTTCCTGTTTAAATTTAGTCCCAGACTTGTTAGGTTCTGTCCAATACTTGTAAAAGCTATTTAACATATCCTTACCGTAAACCGTTAAAAAAGGTTCTAACGTGGAAGCAAATTTTAATTTGCGGTCATCTATATTATTTTCTTTACTTTTATTTTCTTTAGTATAGTTTACTTTACTTTGTGTGTTTCCGCTACCTATACTTGTACTTTTACTTAGTTTAAGTACGCCTAAACCCTCTAAAAGTACCCGTAAACCATCTAAAGTTATACATTTATTATTTCGCTTCTTATACGCATCTTGTATTGTTTCTATGAATTGAGGACACCAGATAATCTTATTATCCCATAAAAACGTATCAAATACGCCAATCTTAGTTAGGTCGTTAATTATTAAAATTAACATTTCCTCGCTAACCCGGCATTTTGCGGCTAAGAACATAACCTCCTCTACTTTGTTTAAATTTAAATAATGGTATTCGGTTGATCCTAGTTTCTCTAAAATCTTATACCACGTCGCGTACCCATCATTACCGTATTTGGTTTCGATGAAATACATTTTTTTTCCTTCTCCTAAAATGTGTGGAAAATAATCAATAGTGTTTCTTTCAGGTCTTGCCATAAAAAAATACCCTACTAAAAACAAGGCGACCCCCAAATATAGAACACACAGGGCTTATTTCGTTCGGGATATTTTTAAAGTTTTTCATTGGTCGCTACGGCAAATTTATTTAATTATGTTATACATTTTACGGTTGTTAATAACTAAAGTATAACTTCCCAGTCTAATTTTTTTAAAGTCTTATCAGAATAATAATAACTAACGGTAAATGATGAACCGTTCCAAACTAAATGCGCTTTTTTACTAAAAGTTAAAGCGCGTAAATACTCCTTAAATGCTCTGTGTAAAGATTTCATAAAAAAAATAACCCCCTACCCAATGCGCCAACCGTCAAGTAAAACGCAAAGAATAGAGGGTGTATTTTAAATTTCCTATTAATCATGACGGTTGATTGTGGTGCAATATTATACAATTTAAATAAGTGTTACAATATTATTTTTATTTGTTATATGTTTTTTATTAACAGGGCAAAAAAAAGGTGTTAATAACTGAGTTTTTTGGCGTACTCTTTTTTGATCTCTAAATTAATATTGTGATAAATATCAGCTATCGAGTTTAAATACTCCTCGTTTAACATATTGTTTTTTTCCATCGATTCTAATAATTTAAAACCCTGCTTTTGCCATTGGTTAAACTCCTGCTTTGGCTTTTGTTTTAGCTCACCAGTTAAGGCGGTGGATTGCTCCACCGTTGCCTTAAATAGTGCCATTAATATATGAGTTTCCGATACCATACTAAAATAGTGTTTCCTGTTTTGCCTCGTTTTTAAATCTACTTTCGGTCATAGAAAGATTTATTTTAGCCTGTTTATAATAGCTATCCTTTAACTCAATACCGATCGCCTTACGACCTAAACTAACCGGGCTATAAACCTCGCTACCAACCCCCATAAACGGAGTTAAAACAACCTCGTTAGGATTAGAGTATAACTCAACTATTCTATCGATCACATCTAACTGTAAAGGGTGTACGTGTTTCTCATCGTCCTCCTCTTTTGAATCTCTGAAAGGTAAAACATTATCAATTCTAATATCATCCCAAACACTAGACGCGTAACGTTGCCAAATGTAATGACTTAATTTATTTGACTTCGGGTCGTCATGGTGTTCAAATTTGCTTTTTAAGTATTCCCACAATTCAACTTCATTTAGATCGCTTTCATTTGCATTATTCCACGCTCTTAAAATATTTGGTAAAATTGGCACTTCACCTGCATAATGTTTTAATCCTGTCGGATGTATTACCGGGACTTTATTATCTCCTTTTTTTGTGAAAATTAAAACATAGTCAGGCATAGCCGTAAAACACTTAGTAGAATCCTCGACGATAAATTTATGCATTAAAGATTGTACCATTGTACGCATACGAACTTTTAAAGGCTCTTTCCAAATTGTAATACGGTTGCGATATTCAAAACCGTACTTTTCATGTAGTCGTATAATTTCGTGAGGGAAGTCCCATAAACGGCAGGTATTATCGAAAACATCCGTACAATGAACGGCGGATATTCGTCCGGGCTTTGTTACCCTTGAAATCTCTTTTATTAAAAATTCGTACTGCTCCAAAAATTGTTCTTTGCTTTCACAGTTACTAAAGTCATTTTCAGAACTCGAATAATTGTACAATCCTGCAAAAGGAGGAGAGTAAACCGAAAGATCAATACTTTCGTTGTCAATGGTTGGTAATACTAACATACAATCGCTGTTATAGATTGCGTAATTTTCTGTCACTAATTGGTCTTTTACTTGGTTTTGCATAGTTATATAAATTTAGGTTTAATTATTTCTTTATTGAATTCTTTTACTTTGTTGACAAACGACTGATTAACATTAGCGGTTAAGTTCTCATGTAATTCGATCGCCTTTTTTGTTTTTTGCTGTAACGTTTCTAATACTCTGGTTTGTCCGTCAGAAATTACCATATCAATAGTTACATCTTTTTTCTGGCCGAACCTCCAAAACCTTCGTATTGCTTGATAATATTGTTCGTAACTCCACGTCGGAAAAAAGACAGAGTGATTACAATGTTGCCAGTTAAGCCCCATTGATGTCATCTTAGCTTTAGTTATTAATCGTTTAATTTCGCCATTTGCAAACGCTAATAAAATTTCCTCTTTTTTATCTATTGACTGGCTACCAATAATCTCAACGGCATCCGAATCCATTTGCTTTAAATAGGAGCTTTCCTGATTAGTATTACACCAATATACAGAGGTTTTATCTTGTGCTAACTCAACGGCTTTAATGCATCTTTGTTTCTCGGTTTGCTTTTGTTCTAACCTTACCTCTGTCATTGATTTAGCAATAGGAGTAAACATAGTAATTTGCCCATTTACATCGAACATAGATTGGTTTTCTATGATGTGTTTATTTACGATAAGTTTAGGTAAATTATAACGATCATTGCTAAATCCTAAGTCCGACGGCATTTTAACCATTATCGACCATTGATTAACCCAAGCGAAAAAATCCTTTTCGGCATGAGGTTTTAAATAAAACTTTTCTCCTATATTCCGGTTTGTGCTGTCGACTGAGTTTTGATTGTTCTTAAAAAACTTTGTTAGCATATCCATATAACCCATATATCCTAACGCCTCGGAGCTTGTACCTAATTCTATAAAATCGTTTGGGCTTGGGGTTGCAGTCGATAAATAACGATAAGGTATTTTCTTTACGAACGCGGTTACTTGGTTTTTTATTTTACCGTCAAAGTTTTTTAGTATAGAACTTTCGTCTAAAATTACTCCTACAAAATCACTACTATCAAAATAATGCAATCGCTCATAATTACAGATCACTATTTTTTTAGTGTGCTTTCCATCTTTAGAGTATTCGATGTCGTCAATACCTAATTTATTAGCCTCTAAAATAAACTGAAACGCAACGGCTAACGGAGTTAATATAAGAACTTTTTTGTTAGTGTGCTGGATTATGTTTTTAGCGATCGATAATTGAATTAATGTTTTCCCTAATCCTGTATCGGCAAAAATTGCTATCCTACCCTTTTTAACTGATTTCTCAATAATAAATTTTTGGAAGTCAAAAGCTATTTCGGGTATAAAATTAGCCTCGAATCCAAAATTACCTATCGAGTGTTTTTTGTTTTGTATAAAATTATTGTAATCCATAAAATAAAAAAACCCATCGCCCTCCAGAGTGTGCGCTCCTTTGGGCTTTGGGTTAAATTAGTTGTTAGTTTAATTGGTACGCACATACCCTAACTGGCCGTAAATATAATAATTATTTTTTAATCCAATAACTTTTATACCGGGTTTTTGTTTTGTTATTAACAAGCCATTCGTCGTTAATCTTTAAACCATCCCGGCGCATTTCGCTTATTCTCGTAGTAAGTTTAATGGTTCCGAATAACCTAACGGCGTCTAAGCTCGTTAGTCGTTTACCGCTTAATAAGTGGTTTTTTATTGCTTCCTTTTTCATAGT